GAGTATATGGAGTAAAAAAATACTTTACTACAAATACTATTACTTCTTCTTTATAGCTTGCTTCCAAGCCGTAAATGCAATAGCTTTAGTTTCACCAATACCAAAGCCATCTTTGTTATAGCATTTCCAACCTAACTTAGTTTTATCGTATTTTGGTAAAACGTTACTTGGGTAAGAACCTGCTAAACTATTTTCTATAAGAGTAGCCATAGCGAGTTAAGAAGTTTCTTTTAATGGATAACCGCTTAACTTTTGAATAACGCCGTGTACAATAGCTTCTCTTACAGCAAAATCTTTTGTTGCAAAATCAATTACGTAAAAACATTCGTTTGAATAAGGAACACAAATAAATGTTTGTGCAGTAGTGCCGTCTTTCAAATGGATTGCTTTCTCTTCTGGAAAACAACTATGTTCTACCATAAGTGGTCCGCAGTAATACCAATCGTTTGTCCAGTTAGGTACAGGACAAGAAGCGCGACTATCTGTGTTTGGTGGCGTACCTACAAGTAAACCACTTACTTTAATTAAATTAGTCCAGCCTAATAGCGCAGCTAATTTAGCGTTCAACATTTCTGCAGTAGACTCTTGAATTGTCTGAGAGCTACTTACTGGGTCGACAATGGTAAATCCAGTCATGATACTTCCTTAATTTTATGTTAATAACCTTTTCGACACAAATAAAAAATGTATAATTTATTTAAAAAAGTGTCTCCTATACTTCAGGGGATAATTAAATTTCCTGAATGGTACTATGTCAGGGATCAGTTAAAAAGAAATCTAGGAACAGTTATTTCTTACTACAGGAAAAATCCTACAGCAGTATCTAGTTCCCATTTCTTAGTAAGACTGCTGCAATCGATTACTGTACCGCAATCACAAAACCTAGAACGCTATTATAATAACGTAGATGCAATGTGTTTGAATTTGTCGATGGCTTTAAAAATGACTTCTTCTATTTATGCAGGAAGTGTTTTTAATGGAATATTTTACGGACAAGACAGTAAAGAAATTCTTGTAGTTGATAATGAAGCATTCAATTATTTTGAAGCCCATAAGAACTGGCAAAATCTTTGCCCTGTAAAAGTACTTAGTCATTCCATGAGTGATCTCAGTTTAAATTTACCAGACGGACATAAAAACGGATCTGAATCAGGCTTAGCAGTTATCTCTATTAACATTACTTTACTGGCTGTGCAGTACCGTGCCTTTAGACTAAACGAAATAATGACTATAGGTAACTCCGATTCTCAAAAGTCAATTATGCAATTTATTAGAATGTACGTAATTCCTAACGTGTTGTTTAGTCATTTAGATTACGCTCTATTTAATAGGATGCTAAATAAGTTAACTGGTGCTCCGCTAGGTGAAGGTAAGAAAACACATTCTTTTTATTTAACCGATTACGACAATAAAATTGACGCAATCCAAGAAAAGTTTTTAGATAACTTCTTAAGCACTAATAAGGACTTTGCAACCATAATGAAAACAATCCCTATGGTTACTAAGGATAATTTAGAAGAAGTCTTATTACTACCTGATATTGCTCCTACTAGGCAAATTGATTGGGCATTAGCAATATCTAGATTGTCTGCTTTAACTTTCTTATTTTTATTGTTAAAAGCTACATCAGGTAATCGAAACCAAGCTGATATTAATTCTGTTTTGTATCACATTCGGATGTATAAATCTAGTAGTCTAATGCGTAATCAATTACCAATGGAAATGTATTACGATATTCAAGACCAAATTAATTTTATTGAACAAACCGCAATGGAATAAACATGCCACCAGTATTAGAAGAAAATTACATACGTAAAGCAACTGTAATTAAAGTCATAGATGGCGATACGATTGATCTTAAAGTGGACCTAGGTTTTTCCACATTTAAAGAAGATCGTTTTCGTCTAACTGGTATTAATTCTCCTGAGAAAAATACAGAAGAAGGCATGGTAGCAAAACGTTGGATGGAATCAATGTTGCCTGTAGGTAAAGAAATAGTAGTGGCTACATCTAAAGACAAAAAAGAAAAGTACGGAAGATACTTAGCTATTCTTTATGTTAAAGGAATGGATGAAAGTATTAATTCAGCTTTGATTCGCGGCGGTATGGCAAAAGCTTATTTTGGTAGCAATAAATAAAACGGCATATTTTCCTCTACACTTCCATTACGGTTGTGTAGAGGAATATTCCGCTATTAGTGGGTATCACTACATAGACGGTTGTTTTTATCAGTTAACATAAAGATACCAAGTGATTCTAAAATAATGTAAAACACTTTAACACAATCAATAATAATTCTACGGACATCAACAATCTCTAATAACTCAGGAGGAATTCCTGTAGATACTAAACATTGTTCTGGTAACATAAATGTAGAACCAAGATGTGTTTTATCATGCTTAGCCATCCATGATCTTGCACGGTCAGCCAGTACTTGATCTTTTAAACCATCTAGCCATAATTTAGTTTTACCAGGACTACTTAAGTCTGCAGATATTTTAATGCTCATGTAAGGCGGTTTTGGTGACTCACCATAAGTAGGAGCAAACACGTCTTTCCATAAAAGGTACTGCATGTAAGGAGAAGCTTGTTCGCCGTCTTTATAAGAATCTGGAGATTTGATTTGACCTTTTCTAAAATATTCGTGACTAGCTTTTCTTACAGATTCAGCGACATCTCTTTCAATATCAGCAACCCAAGTCATCAAGTGATTAGCACTTAGTTTTTTACCATCAATAACTGATTGCATAATAAACAACATCATCTTTTTAGCTTCGGCCATAATCTTCTTAGGAGCATTAGAAGATTTAAGATGAACACCTTTAATTTCTTCTTCAAACGTAGCAAAGACATTGCCTTCTTGACAACTAATAAAAGCGTAATAGTGCTTAGCAACTTGCGTAGGTACAAACACATCAAACTTAAATTCATTCTTCATAGCGATCTGATGAATGCGTTTAGTTTCGATTCCAAAGTTCGCAGACATTCTAGCTAATACGTGCGTGATAGTTTGCGATGCCAAAAAGATTAAAGAAGCAGATACTCCAGTGGCTTCTAAGCTAAATTCTAATTTACCCTTATACCAAATAACCCAATCCTGTACCGTAAAGATAGTGGAATCCGTATCGGAAGTAATAGCTGATCTACGAATACTCTCAGGAAAATAAGCTACACTTGCAGGTACATTTTTAGTTACCCAAAATGCTTTAATTAATAATTCATATTCGTTTAAAGTATTGACAATATTTTCAACAGTAGAGCAATAAATGCCGTAAGCAGGCGTTCCTTTAATATCTCTAACGGTAGTGCCTTTTACTTCGCCAGAGCATATTTGAGAAGCTAAATGTTTTACGTCATCCATTACGTCAACTAAAACGCTATCTGGATCATGGTGTTGTTTATCTAATCTAGTAGAAATCTTAGTAATAAACTTTCTAACAACCTCATCATTAAATTTCATTAAGTGATATAAGTCACCAGTATACACAAACGCACTGCGTTGTATATCTGATAACTTAGAAACTAATACAACTAGTTTTTCAAAATCAATCGATGCTGTCCAATACAACTGAGTAGAAAATCTAATAACTTCTACAGTTTCTTCTGCACTAGGGTGGCGAATACCGTAATGGTTCATTGCTTTTTCTAGCAAAACATAATCAGTATTGTTAATAATACTAATGATGTTATTCTTAACAATGTCAGGAGACCAGTAATGTCTGTTGCCGGATAGAAACTTTTCATTATTGGCATTACCATAACCAGACGTAGAGCGACAGTTAGATGTTAATGTGCTGTGTCCAGTTTTGTTATACAAAGGCGTAGAGTTAGATACGTGAGCGCCAGAAATAGCGTTGTTGTTTAATTTCTTACCGGTCTGTTCGCCTTTCTTAAAGGCTTCCATAAATTTGTCGCCAGCTATCTTTGCAGCAAACATAGCTTTCTTAGCAACACCACGAGCAGTAACGTTACCGTCAATAAAGTCGACTAATAAAGATTTCTTTACTTCAGGATTAAGATACGTGGTAAAAGTAGAAACAATTAATTCTTTTTCTTTTATTGATTCATTAATGTATTTTAACAACGTACCTTCGGTTAAAGCCCTGTCTCCATTATCGCCACGATTCAAGTAACGAATAGAAGGGTCTTTAAATTCAAATTTACCACCGGGACGCAATTCAGTTTTAACAAACTGTAAACATTCTTCCATAGGTTTACCAGACATTAGATTCAAATAAGTGGCCGAATCTTTTAAGTAATGTCCCAAGATATTTAAATCTCGTTTATATTCTTCCGGAGGTAATACAAAAGGATTATTCATTGCCTAGCCTTTCTTTTATAAGTTTGACTACTAACAAATCATAATTGAATTAGGTAAAAAAATAAATGACGGCAAAAAAAAAAACAAGTAACCTGTTTGACCCAATTAATATTCAAAAAGCGTTACTCGTGCCTTCTACCTGTGGAGAGCAGGGAGTCAACGAAAATAACAATTGAATATTAATACCCAGAATGTATATTAAAGGAATCTATACATAGTCATTTCCAGTTAACGAAAATGAACTTGAGTTGGAGGATCAAACAGGTTACTTAGCCAGCATGTCTGTTAGCGCAGACACACCAAATTTACAGTGGTAAAAAGGAAGGTAAAAACCACTGTAAACGATCTGGGATGCCAATCCCATTTCTTCAGAACATTAGCGCAATAAATAATTTTTTATTACAATAACACTGATGTGC